TCTGCTTTGGTTATTAAGATATTGCTAGTTGCCACAATGTAATTACTTGCATTCAAATCATTGAAGTCTGCTTTGGTTATTAAGATATTGCTAGTTGCCACAATGTAATTACTTGCATTCAAATCATTAAAGTTCGCTTTAGTTATCAAGATATTGCTAGTTGCCACAATGTAATTACTAGCATTCAAATCATTAAAGTCTGCTTTAGTTATCAAGATATTGCTAGTTGCCACAATGTAATTACTAGCATTCAAATCATTAAAGTCTGCTTTGGTTATTAAGATATTGCTAGTTGCCACAATGTAATTACTAGCATTCAAATCATTAAAGTTCGCTTTAGTTATCAAGATATTGCTAGTTGCCACAATGTAATTACTTGCATTCAAATCATTAAAGTCTGCTTTAGTTATCAAGATATTGCTAGTTGCAAGAACATAATTACTGCTATTCAAATCATTAAAATCTGCTTTTGTTATTAAGATGTTGCTAGTAGCCAATACATAATTACTTGCATTCAAATCATTGAAGTCTGCTTTAGTTATTAAGATGTTGCTAGTAGCCAGAACATAATTACTGCTATTCAAATCATTAAAATCTGCTTTTGTTATTAAGATGTTGCTAGTAGCCAATACATAATTACTTGCATTCAAATCATTGAAGTCTGCTTTAGTTATTAAGATGTTGCTAGTAGCCAGAACATAATTGCTAGTATCATCTATAACATCTCTATTATTTTTCTTATAATTACCTACAATATGAACATCTCCATTGTTAGCGATAGTGAAAACATTTGCAGTCAAATTCGAGGCTACAAAGATAGCACTATTGCTATCCTTCTGTTGTATCATCAATGCAATAGAGTTAGCATCCGCATTAACCACTTCCATTCTTTCAGTTGTATATACAATCGTTTCTAAAGTTGTGCTTTCACCAAGAACTATTAAATTAGAATTAATAGTTAAATCACCATTCACTAAGAGATTATTATTATATTTATTATTAACTATAAATTTGTTTGCAGCACTTGGGTCTTCATAAATCATATCCGTAGTTAAATCAGTAATCCTCTTTGAAATAGCATTGCTTGTATGTAGAATGTAGTTGCTCACATTCAAATCATTAAAGTCTGCTTTGGTTATTAAGATATTGCTTGTTGCTAGAACATAATTGCTGCTATTACTATCATTGAAGTTTGCTTTGGCTATTAAGATATTGCTTGTAGATTGCACATAATTGCTTGTATTTATTATGCGACCTATTAAGATATTGCTAGTAGATTGCACATAATTGCTTGTATTTATTATGCGACCTATTAAGATATTACTTGTTGCCAAAACATAATTGCACGTATTTATTACGCGACTAATCAATATATTACTTGTGCTATTTACGTAATTGCTTGCATTCAAATCATTAAAGTTTGCTTTGGCTACTAAGATATTACTCGTGCTATTTATGTAGTTGCTTGCATTGAAATCATTGAGGTCTGCTTTGGCTACTAAGATATTGCTAGTTTCTAATATATAGTTGCTCGCATTGAAATCATTAAGGTCTGCTTTGGCTATTAAGATATTACTTGTTGCTACAATGTAATTACTTGCATTCAAATCATTGAAGTTTGCTTTCGCTATTAAGATATTACTTGTATTTGAAATATAATTACTTGTATTCAAATCATTAAGGTTCGCTTTGGCTATCAAGATATTACTTGTGCTATTTACATAATTGCACGTATTTATTATACGACCTATTAAGATATTGCTAGTAGCCTGAACATAGTTGCTGCTATTACTATCATTAAAGTTTGCTTTGGCTATCAAGATATTACTTGTGCTATTTACATAATTGCACGTATTTATTATACGACCTATTAAGATATTGCTAGTAGCCTGAACATAGTTGCTGCTATTACTATCATTAAAGTTTGCTTTGGCTATTAAGATATTACTTGTTTCTAATACATAGTTGCTACTATTGATATCATTAAAGTTCGCTTTGGCTACTAAGATATTGCTTGTAGATTGCACATAGTTGCACGTATTTATTATGCGACCTATTAATATATTGCTAGTAGCCAGAACATAGTTGCTGTTATTATTATCATTGAAGTTTGCTTTCGCAATTAAGATATTGCTAGTAGCCAAAACGTAATTACTAGTATCATCTATAACATCCCTATTATTTTTTTTGTAATTACCTGCAATATGAATGTCCCCATTATTTGCTACATTAAAGACATTCGTAGTTAGATTAGAAGCAACTAATATATCTCTAAAATTATCTTTCTGTTGTATCATTAAAGCACTAGAAGTATTATTTGCATTAACTACTTCCATCCTTTCAGTCGCATATACAATGGTTTCTAATGTGGTGCTTTCTCCAAGAACTATTAAGTTTGAATTAATAGTCAAATCTCCATTCACGAGCAGATTATTATTATATCTATTATTAACTATAAATTTATTTGCAGCACTAGGGTCTTCATAAATCATATCCGTTGTTAAATCAGTAATCCTCTTTGAAATTGCATTGCTTGTCGCGAATACGTAGTTGCTCGCATTCAAATCATTGAGGTTTGCTTTGGTTATTAAGATATTGCTAGTTGTTAGCACATAATTGCTTGTATTTATTATGCGACCTATCAATATATTACTTGTAGAGCGCACAAGGTTGCTACTATTACTATCGTTAAGGTTTGCTTTTGATACTAAGATATTGCTTGTGCTATTTACGTAGTTGCTGCTATTACTATCATTTAAGTCTGCTTTTTCTACTAATATATTACTTATAGATTGCACATAGTTGCTCGTATTATCTATGCGGTCTGCTAATAAGTTGCTTGTGCTATTAACGTAATTACTAGTATTTATTATACGACCTATTAAGATATTACTTGTAGATTGCGCGTAATTGCTGGTATTACTATCATTGAGGTTTGCTCTGGCAACTAAGATATTACTTGTAGATTGCACATAATTGCTCGTATTTATTATGCGACCTATTAAGATATTACTTGTTGCCAATACATAATTGCTAGCGTTTGCATCATTAAGGTCTGCTTTAGTTATCAAGATATTACTTGTATCGAATACATAGTTGCTAGCGTTTGCATCATTAAGGTCTGCTTTAGCCACTAAAATATTGCTTGTATCTATTATGTAGTTGCACGTATTATCTATACGAACTGCTAATAAGTTGCTTGTGCTATCTATGTAATTGCTCGAATTTATTATGCGACCTATTAAGATATTACTTGTCGCTACTACATAATTGCTCGTATTGTTTATACGAACTGCTAATAAGTTGTTTATGCTATCTACGTAGTTGCTCGTATTTATTACGCGACCTATTAAGATATTGCTTGTTGCTAATACATAGTTGCTAGCGTTTGCATCATTAAAGTCTATTTTATCTGCTAAGAGATTGCTAGTTGTTAGCACGTAATTACACGTATTTATTATGCGACCAATTAAGATATTGCTTGTAGAACGCACAAGGTTGCTACTATTACTATCGTCAAGTTTTGCTTTGGCTACTAAGATATTGCTTGTAGTTCGCACATAGTTGCTACTATTACTATCATTGAAGTCCGCTTTGGCTACTAATATATTACTTGTCTCTAATAAAAGGTTGCTTACATTCAAATCATTAAAATCTGCTTTTGCAACTAAAAGATTGCTTGTATCAAGCACGTAATTACTTGCATTCAAATCATTAAAGTCTGCTTTAGTTATTAAGATATTACTTGTCTCTAATATGTAATTACTTGCGTTTATATCATTAAATTTTGCTTTAGTAATTAAGATATTACTTGTAGCCAGAACATAGTTGCTAGTATCGCGAATAATATCTCTATTATTTTTCTTATAATTACCTATAATATTAACATCCCCATTATTCGCTACATTAAAGACATTCGTAGTTAAATTAGAAGCAACTAATATATCTCTAAAGTTATCTTTCTGTTGTATCATTAAAGCACTAGAAGTATTATTGGCATTAACTATTTCCATCCTTTCAGTCGCATATACAATTGTTTCTAATGTTGTGCTTTCACCAAGAACTATCAAGTTAGAATTAATAGTTAAATCTCCATTCACCAAAAGATTATTATTATATTTATTATTAACTATAAACTTGTTTGCAGCACTTGGGTCTTCATAAATCATATCCGTAGTTAAACCTGTAATCATCATCGATAAGACATTGCTTGTATCTAATACATAGTTGCTGGCATTCAAATCATTAAGGTTTGCTTTCGCGACTAAGAGATTGCTTGTGGCTAATACGTAATTGCTTGTGTTTATTATGCGACCTATTAAGATATTGCTTGTTGTTCTCACATAATTGCTATTATTACTATCATTTAAGTCTAGTTTATCTGCTAAGATATTGCTTGTGCTATTTACATAATTGCAAGTATTTATTATACGACCTATCAAGATATTGCTTGTAGAACGCACATAATTGCTGCTATTACTATCATTTAAGTCTGCTTTATCTGCTAAGATATTGCTTGTTATATTTACATAATTGCAAGTATTTATTATACGACCAATTAAGATATTACTTGTGCTATTTACATAGTTGCTCACATTCAAATCATTTAAGTCTGCTTTGGCTATTAAGATATTGCTTGTTTCAAATACATAATTGCTTGCATTGGTATCAGTTGCAATTAATTGTATATTTAATGCGGCTATGCTATTATTTATAACATTACTTGTTAATAGTTCTTGCTCATACAATCGATTACTAAGAATATTACTTGTCTCAAGAACATAATTGCTAACATTCAAATCATTGAAGTCTGCTTTGGCTACTAAAAGATTACTTGTTTCAAATATATAGTTGCTAACATTCAAATCATTAAGGTCTGCTTTAGATACTAAGATATTGCTTGTAGCAATCACATAATTGCTACTATTTCTATCGTTAAGGTTTGTTTTAGATACTAAGATATTGCTTGTAGTTCGCACATAGTTGCTACTATTTCTATCGTTAAGGTTTGTTCTAGATACTAAGATATTGCTTGTTGCTAGTGTATAATTACTTGCATTCAAATCATTAAAGTCCGCTTTGGCTACTAAAAGGTTGCTTGTTTCGAGGACGTAATTACTTGCATTCAAATCATTAAAGTCTGCTTTGGCTACTAAAAGATTACTTGTTTCGAGGACATAATTACTTGCATTCAAATCATTAAAGTCTGCTTTGGCTACTAAAAGATTACTTGTTTCGAGGACATAATTACTTGCATTCAAATCATTAAAGTCTGCTTTGGCTACTAAAAGATTACTTGTGTCTAATACGTAATTGCTAACATTCAAATCATTAAAGTCTGCTTTGGCAACTAAGATATTGCTTGTGCTATTTACATAATTGCAAGTATTTATTATGCGACCTATCAAGATATTGCTTGTGCTATTTACATAATTGCAAGTATTTATTATGCGACCTATCAAGATATTGCTTGTAGATTGCACATAATTGCAAGTATTTATTATGCGACCTATTAAGATATTACTTGTAGATTGCACATAATTGCAAGTATTTATTATGCGACCTATTAAGATATTGCTAGTAGATTGCACATAATTGCAAGTATTTATTACGCGACCTATTAAGATATTGCTTGTTGCTAGCGTATAATTGCTACTATTACTATCATTAACGTCTGCTTTGGCTACTAAAAGATTACTTGTTTCAATGACATAATTGCTTGTATTCAAATCATTAAAATCCGCTTTAGCAACTAAAAGGTTGCTTGTTTCCAATACGTAGTTGCTCATATTCAAATCATTAAAGTCTGCTTTGGCTACTAAAAGATTGCTTGTTTCAAACACATAATTACTAGAATTTAAATCATTAAAATCTGCTTTGGCTACTAAAAGATTACTTGTTTCTAATATATAGTTGCTAACATTCATATCATGAAGGTTCGCTCTAGCAACTAAAAGATTACTTGTAGATTGCACATAATTGCTTGTATTTATTATGCGTCCAATTAAGAGATTGCTTGTGGATTGCACATAATTGCTCGTATTTATTATGCGTCCTATTAAGATATTGCTTGTGGCGCGCACATAATTGCTACTATTACTATCATTAAAATCTATTTTATCTGCTAAGATATTGCTTGTGATATTTACATAGTTGCAAGTATTTATTATGCGACCTATTAAGATATTGCTTGTAGAACGCACAAGATTGCTCGTATTCAAATCATCGAGTTTTGCTTTTGCTACTAAGATATTGCTTGTAACTCTCGTATAGTTGCTACTATTAGTATTATTAATGGATATTCTATCCGCTAAGATATTGCTTGTTTCAAATATGTAATTACTTGCATTTAAATCATTGAAGTCTGCTTTCGCAACTAAAAGATTGCTTGTTTCTAATACGTAGTTGCACGTATTTATTATGTTGTCTATAAAGATATTGCTAGTAGCCAGTGTATAATTGCTTGCATTCGCATCATTAAGGTTTGCTTTGGCTACTAAGATATTGCTTGTAGAACGCACATAATTGCTACTATTACTATCATTAAGGTTTGCTCTGGCTACTAATATATTGCTTGTAGATTGCACATAGTTGCTCGTATTTATTATGCGACCTATTAAGATATTGCTAGTAGATTGCACATAATTACTAGTATCATTAATAACATCTCTATTATTTTTTTTGTAATTACCAATAATATTAACATCCCCGTTATTAGCAATTGTAAAGACATTCGCAGTTAGATTTGAAGCAACTAATATAGCACTATTGGCATCCTTCTGTTGTATCATCATAGCTATAGAATTATTATCGCCATTTACTACTTCCATTCTTTCAGTCGTATATACAATCGTTTCTAAAGTCGTGTTTTCACCAAGAACTATTAAGTTAGAGTTTATAGTTAAATTTCCATTTACCAAAAGATTATTATTATATCTATTATTAACTATAAATTTGTTTGCAGCACTAGGGTCTTCATATATCATATCCGTAGTTAAATCAGTTATCCTCGTCGACAAGGCATTGCTTGTATCTAATACGTAGTTGCTCACATTCAAATCATTAAAGTCTGCTTTAGCAACTAAAAGGTTGCTTGTTTCGAATACATAGTTGCTAACATTCAAATCATTAAAGTCTGCTTTGGCTACTAAAAGGTTGCTTGTCTCAAGCACATAGTTGCTAACATTTAAATCATTGAAGTCTGCTTTGGCTACTAAAAGGTTGCTTGTCTCAAGCACATAGTTGCTAACATTCAAATCATTAAAGTCTGTTCGGGCTACTAAGAGATTACTTGTAGCCAGAACGTAATTACTAGTATCATTAATAACATCTCTATTATTTTTTTTATAATTGCCAATAATATTAACATCCCCGTTATTAGCAATCGTAAAGACATTCTTAGTTAGATTTGAAGCAACTAATATAGCACTATTGACATCCTTCTGTTGTATCATCATTGCTATAGAATTATTGTCAGCATTAACCACCTCCATTCTTTCAGTCGTATATACAATCGTTTCTAATTGTGTGCTTTCACCTAAAACTATTAAGTTAGAATTGATAGTTAAATTTCCATTTACCAAAAGATTATTATTATATCTATTATTAACTATAAATTTGTTAGTTGCACTTGGGTCTTCATAAATCATATCCGTAGTTAAATAAGTTATCCTCATCGACAAGGCATTGCTTGTATCTAATACGTAGTTGCTCGCATTCAAATCATTGAAGTCTGCTTTAGCAACTAAAAGATTGCTTGTTTCTAATACATAGTTGCTACTATTTCTGTTATCAAGGTTCGCTCTGGCAACTAAGATATTGCTTGTAGCGCGCACATAGTTGCTGCTATTACTATCATTAAGATTTACCCTAGATACTAAGATATTGCTCGTAGAACGCACATAGTTGCTATTATTTCGGTCATTAAGGTTTGCTTTAGTTATTAAGATATTACTTGTCTCTAGCACGTAGTTGCTCGAATTCAAATCATTGAAGTCTGCTTTTGCCACTAAGAGATTACTTGTCTCTAGCACATAGTTGCTTACATTCAAATCATTGAAGTCCGCTTTTGCTACTAAGAGATTGCTTGTCTCTAGCACATAATTGCTAGTATCATCAATAACATCTCTATTATTTTTCTTATACTTACCTGCAATATGAATGTCCCCATTATTTGCTACATTAAATACATTTGTAGTTAGATTAGAAGCAACTAATATATCTCTAAAGTTATCTTTCTGTTGTATCATTAAAGCACTCGAAGTATTATTGGCATTTACTATTTCCATTCTTTCAGTCGTATATACTAGCGTTTCTAATGTGGTGCTTTCACCAAGAACTATTAAGTTTGAATTAATAGTCAAATCTCCATTCACTAAAAGACTTGTATTATATCTATTATTAACTATAAATTTGTTTGCTGCACTTGGGTCTTCATAAATCATATCCGTTGTTAAATCAGTAATCCTCTTTGAGATAACATTGCTTGTGCTATCTATGTAATTACTAGCATTCAAATCATTAAGGTTTGCTCTAGATACTAAGATATTGCTTGTAGAACGCACATAATTGCTAGCATTCAAATCATTAAGGTTTATCCTAGATACTAAGATATTGCTTGTAGATTGCACATAATTGCTCGTATTAATTATGCGACCTATTAAGATATTGCTGGTAGCCCGTATATAATTTGAGCAATTAAAGTCATTAAAGTCTGCATTTGCTACCAAGATATTGCTTGTCTCTAATACAAGGTTGCTCACATTCATATCATTGAAGTCTATTTTAGCAACGAAGAGATTGCTAGTATTTATTATGTTATCTATTAAGATATTGCTTGTTGCCAACACAAAGTTGCTAACATTGGTATCCGTAGCATTTAATTCTATATTCAAAGCGGCTATACTATTATTTATAACATTACTTGTTAATACTTCTTGGTATCGCAAACGATTGCTTAGAAAATTGCTTGTAGATAGAATATAGTTGCTAACGTTTGTATCATTGATGTCTGCTTTCGCTGCTTTTGCTGCTAAAAGATTACTTGTTTCTAATACATAGTTGCTAACATTGATATCCGTTGCATTTAATTGTATATTTAATGCGGCTATACTATAATTTACAATATTACTTGTTAATAATTCTTGCTCATACAATCGATTGCTAAGAATATTGCTTGTAGATAATATATAATTACTTGCATTAATATCAGTGAAGGTTCCATTACCTGCTAAAAGATTACTTGTTAATATTTCTTGGTCTCTCAAACGTTTGCTAAGAATATTGCTTGTAGTTAATATGTAATTACTAGCATTAATATCAGTGAAGGTTCCATTACCTGCTAAAAGATTACTTGTTAATATTTCTTGGTCTCGCAAACGTTTGCTAAGAATATTGCTTGTAGTTAATGTGTAATTGCTTGCATTCGCATCATTGAAGTCTCCATTACCTACTACAATATTGCTTATTAATATTTCTTGGTCGCGCAAACGATTGCTAAGAATATTGCTTGTAGTTAATATGTAGTTGCTAGCATTAATATCAGTGAAGTTTCCATTACCTGCTAAAAGATTACTTGTTATTACTTCTTGGTCTCGCAAACGATTGCTAAGAACATTACTTGTATAAAATATGTAATTACTAGCATTAATATCAGTGAAGTCTCCTTTTGCTACTACTGCTACTAAGATATTACTTGTTTCTAATACATAGTTGCTAACATTAGCATCAGTAGCAGTTAATTGTATATTTAATGCGGCTATACTATAATTTACAATATTACTTGTTAATACTTCTTGGTCATACAATCGATTGCTAAGAATATTGCTTGTCGATAGAATATAGTTGCTACTATTGATATCATTAAAGTCTGCTGCGGCGACTAAAATATTACTTGTCGATAGCACATAGTTGCTTGAATTGGCATCAGTAGCATTCAATTGTATATTTAAAGCGGCTATACTATTATTTATAACATTACTTGTTAATACTTCTTGGGTTCGCAAACGATTGCTAAGAATATTGCTTGTCGATAGAATATAGTTGCTAACATTGGCATTACTTGTATTTAATCGTGTATTTAAAGTAGATATACTATTATTTATAATATTATTTGTTAATACTTCTTGTGTGAGCAAACGTTCGCTAAGAATATTGCTTGTCGATAGAGTATAATTGCTAGCGTTCATATCATAAAAATCTGCTTTCGCAACTAAAAGGTTGCTTGTTTCTAATACATAATTGCTAGTATCCTCAATAACATTTCTATTATTTATTTGGTAAGTTCCTGTTATATTGATATCTCCATTGTTAGAAATAGAAAACACTTTGGTATCAATGTTTGACGCAATAAATATATCTGTTAAGTTATCCTGTTGTTGTAGAATTAAAGCACTTGCAGTATTATTTGCATTAACTATTTCCAATCTCTCAGTTCTATATATAGTTGTTTCTAATGTTGTGTTGTCGCCTAGAACTATCAAGTTAGAATTAATTGTTATATTGCCATTCACTACTAGGCTTGTATTATATCTATCATTAACTATGAATTTGTTTATAGCATTTGGTTCTTCATAAATCATATCCGTGTTTAAATCAGTAATCCTCTTCGAAATTGTATTGTTTGTAGATAGCACATAATTACTTGCATTTGCATCATTGAAGTCTGCTTTCCCTACTAAAAGATTATTTGTAGATAGCACATAGTTGCTAACATTAAAATCATTGAAATTTGCTTTGGCTACTAAGATATTGCTTGTAGATATCACATAATTGCAAGTATTTATTATGCGACCTATTAAGATATTACTACTAGCGAACACATAATTACTGCTATTACTATCATTAAGGTTTGCTTTGGCTACTAAGATGTTGCTTGTAGCCAACGTGTAATTGCTTACATTTGTATCATTAAGGTTTGCTTTCGATACTAAGATATTACTTGTAGCCAACGTGTAATTGCTCACATTTGTATCATTAAGGTTTGCTTTCAATACTAATATATTGCTTGTAGATAATATATAATTGCAAGTATTTATTATGCGACCTATTAAGATATTGCTTGTTTCAAATACATAATTACTCGTATTCGTATCATTAAGGTTCGCTTTGGTTATTAAGATGTTGCTTGTCGCGAACACATAATTACTTGTATTCAAATCATTAATGTTCGCTTTGATAACTAAGATATTACTTGTGGATGATATGTAATTACTTGCATTTGCGTCATTAAGGTTCGCTTTGGCTACTAAGAGATTGCTTGTGAATGATATGTAATTGCTTGTATTCGCATCATTAAGGTTTGCGGCTGCTACCAAGATATTGCTTGTGAATGATATGTAATTACTTGCATTCGCGTTATTAAGGTTTGCGGCTGCTACCAAGATATTGCTTGAAGATGATATGAAATTGCTTGTATTCGCGTCATTAAGGTTTGCTTTTGCTACTAAGAGATTGCTTGTGGATGATATGTAATTGCTTGCATTCGCATCATTAAGGTTCGCTGCGACTACTAAGATGTTGCTTGTATTTAATATATTATTACTACTAATGCTATCATTAAGATTAACTTTTAATGTTAATAATTTTAGTTTGCAATCTAAAAAAGATAAATTATTGTATAGAATATTACTTGTCTTTGATATATAATTGCTTGTGTTTGTATCATTAAAATCTGCTTTGGCTACTAAGAGATTGCTTGTAGATTGCACGTAATTGCTAGTATCATCTATAACATCTCTATTATCTCTCTTATAAATACCTATAATATTAACATCCCCGCTGTTAGCAATTGTAAATACATTACTATTTAGATTAGAAGCAACCAATATATCTCTAAAGTTATCCTTCTGCTGTATCATTAAAGCGACTGACGTATTGTTTTCATTAACTACTTCTAATTGCTCAGTCGTATATACAATTGTTTGTAATGTTGTGCTTTCACCAAGAACTATTAAATTCGAATTAATAGTTAAACTTCCATTCACCAAAAGACTATCATTATATCTATTATTAACTATAAATTTGTTTGCAGCACTTGGGTCTTCATAAATCATATCCGTAGTCAAATCAGTAATCCTCTTTGAAATAGCATTGCTTGTATGTAGAATGTAGTTGCTATGATTAATATCTAAAGCATTAATTGAAGTAGTTAATGTATTACTTGTTTCTATTAAATAATTAGAAGTTGTTAGAATTATATTATTAACATTGTCTATAAGGTTTGTATTATCGATGTTAGTAGTTGTTACTGGATAAAACAAGCGATTGGAATTATTATAAAAGAGATTACCATCTTCGTCAATCCCAAGCGACACTCTATTACTATTATTATTAAATTGCACATTACTCAAATTAATACTTTTATAATTCCCAAGCACATCTTTAATATTCAAATTAACATTGCTATCTCTTGAAATTATTAAATCATCCAAATATATACTATTGCCAGATAAATACAAATCCTTCCATTTATTTGACGAAGAGCCTAAGTTATATACATTATTACTACTTGAAATTATATTCCCTTCAACAAGAATATTACCTGCAATATTTAATTTGTAATCGCTTTTACCTGCTTGGGGTGTATATGGAGCCGTTCCTATGCCAATATTACCACTTATCCCGTCAATAATAAGTCTATTCGAAGTTATTACGTTGTTATTAAAATCAAATGTTAATTTATTATTAGAATTGCATATTATCCACTCAGAATTACTGCCATTCTCTAAATTTATAGATACTGATTTGCTCACCCCATCGCTATACAAACTATTCTTAATTTTTATTTTAGAATTACTACCATACAATGTTAATAATTGCTCAGGGTTCGTTGTTCCTATCCCAATATTACCTGAACTCGTTATACGCATCCTCTCAGAAGTCGAATTAGTAATAAATTGGTGATACCCATTTGTATTTGTTGCTACATAAGAGATATTCCCACCTTGCGAAGAGCCATTTCTCGTATTACCAGACAATTCTATTTTAGTATTCGTAGTATCATCGCTATCTGCAGTTCCTATTATAGTATAATCACTAATGCTATTAGCAATTCGCAGTCTCCCTGCATTCCCAACTTGTAATATATTAGAGGGGTTGCTAGCGCCTATCCCAACATTTCCCGATTTTGTTATTATCATTTTAAGAGATGAACTATTTGTCCCCGAAGCAGTGCTGAATTGCAAGTCGCTTGCATCGCCCGTATATGTAGTTGATGTTATTTTACTTCGCGTTGCAGTGTTATATGTGGGAATACCAAATTCTATACCAGATACTTGATTACTATTATTAGTATCAGTTTCTATTCTTATTAATTCTCCACTCGCGTGGGTAATATGCAGTTTTCTCTTTGGTTCTATTGTTCCAATACCAACATTTCCCAAATTATAATATAAACTCTGGTTATTATTAATAATCCACGTATAGGGAAGGTAAGAGTTCAAATTACCTGCTATAATATTGCTCGTCGATGATATGTAGTTAGAGGTATCATTAATAATATCTCTGTTATTTTTTTTATAAATTCCAGTAATATTAACATCACCTATAATATCAAGGGCGACGTTAGGAGAACTGCTTCCTATACCTATACGCGACCTTCCGCCTCCAATAAAATATATATTACTTGTCGCATTGGCATTATTACCAACCTGTGCTATAGGTATCGTTGCAACCGCTGAATTAACTAATATATTATCTGTGATAGTCATCGTATTTGCAGATATCCCATTATTCGCAGTGATTGCCCCAGAAGCACTAATAGTTGTTGCAGATATCCCACCATTAGCAGTGATTACTCCAGATATTTTAGCACTACCAACTATATCAAGGGAAGCAGTAGGGGTTGCACTTCCTATGCCTATTCGCGCTACACCTCCACCTACAAAATATAAATTACTTGCAGCATTCGCATTTGTTCCGAACTGCGCAATTGGTGTAGTAGATACCCCTGACCTCGCAAGTATATTTGAGGTATCTATGAATGTAGCAGAAATACCATTATTTGCAGTTATTAACTCAGATGCGATTATTGATTTTGATATTAAAGAGCCATTTGCAGTTAAAGTGCCACGCGCCTCGATAGTCGAAGCAGATAACCCAGCATTCGCATTTAGTAGCCCTGAAGTCGATAGTGTTGTAGCGGATATGCCATTTGCAGCAGTTATTAAACCAGTTGCTTCTATTGTCGTCGACTTTAATCCACCATCAGCATTTATTACCCCGTATGTGCGAATTGTCGTAGCAGTTAATCCTCCATCAGCATTTATCATTCCTGTAGCATTTATGGTTGTCGACGATAATCCCCCTCTTGCATCTATTATTTTCCCTACGGGGACTACTATGCCATTGTTAGCAGTTATTAATCCACTCGCAGTTATTGTAGTAGCAGTAAAACCACTACTAGCAGTGATTGCTCCTGATGCATTAATTGTTGTAGCAGATATCCCGCCATTCGCATTAAGCACCCCTGATATTTTTGCATCACCTATTATATCAAGAGATGCAGTGGGGGTAGCGCTTCCTATGCCTATACGCGCTAAGCCGCCGCCTACAAAATATAAATTATTCACGGGATTACCATTTGCCCCGAATTGCGCGATTGGGGTTGTAGCATTTGCCGAAGTTATATTTATCATACTTGAAGAATTTACAATTGATGCATTTATAGTTCCTATAATATCGGCGCTTGACGCGCTGATACCTCCATTCGCAGTTAATGACCTTCCTACAGGCACTATAAGTCCCCCATTTGCATTTATAACATCTGAAGCATTTATAAATGTAGCAGAAATGCCACCATTCGCAGTTAATAACCTCCCTGATGGCAAGGTTATACCTCCATTTGCATTGATTAATCCTGATGCAATTATAGTTGTCGCTGATATACCACCTCTTGCATTAACTAACCTTCCCGCTGGCACTTCAATTCCTCCTGCAGCATTTAGCAATCCCGATGCACTAATAGACGCAGTTGATATACCACCATCGGCTACCAATGTATAACCATAAGACACTGATAACCCGCCTCTTGCATTGATTATACCAGATACATTAGCGCTACCTATAATATCAATGGCTGCAGTTGGTGTCGCACTTCCTACACCTATGCGCGCTACTGAACCACCATAGATATATATGTTATTTGCGGCATTTGTATTCGTTCCATATTGAGCAATTGGGTATGTATTATCTACGTTATTAATTATTATTTTAGAGTTTATAGTTGTTGTTCCGAGAATACAAACATCCCCGACAATATCTAAGGAGCACTGAGGAAGGGAACTGCCGATACCTATATTTCCGTTTTGCAATATACAGAAATCAATACTATTCGCATAATTATTAAGTATATTAAATACCCCATCATTATTAATAAGGTTCCAATTATTAGTGTCGTAATCATTTTCACTATATATTTCAATATTACTATTAATACACCTAATCATTTGTTATAATATTTAATATATATATATATTATAATAGTTTAGTTTTTGTTTAGTTTTATCATATTCATATATAAATACTATATATCAGTAATCGAGATATAATAGGTAATAAAACTTGATACATTATATAAAAATTGATTGTATTGATTATTTATTAATAAATAATATCAAAAATGTCTGATGCTAATGCCGCTCTCGCTGCTCCCGCCGCTCCAGAAATCGTGAATATTTATATCGATGGCTCTTGTATTCACAATGGTAGCCCCAATGCAATCGCTGGGTATGGTGTATATTTTAAGAATAATGATAGTAGGAATGAGTATGCTCGGGTTGTCGGAAAGCAAACTAATAATACTGGAGAACTAACTGCATTCATCCGTGCAGTTGAGATAATGTATGAGGAATTAAACAGACCTCAATCCACAAGTAAAATCAATATATATACTGATTCGGAATATGTGATTAAATGCGCAGGGGCGTATGGTGCAAAGTTATCTAAGAATGATTGGAAAACTACTGAAGGCAAGGTTCCACCTAATTTAAAATTAATTCAAAGAATTGAGGAGATTTATAAGCCATTCAAAAAACGCATTAGTTTGCAGCACGTAAAAGCGCATACTGGACTGGATGATGAGCATTCGCTTGGAAACGCTGAAGCGGATAGATTAGCAAACTTGGCGGTAGGGGTCGTCGTGTCAGCATCCGTAGCATTCGCTTCAGATTGTATAGATACAACTTTGATATCAAACATCAAGGAAAGCCCGACATATAGCAAACATTACATTAATATTAAATATGAATTCAAGGATGCTATTAAGAAACTTGGCGCTAAATGGGATTTGCGTTGTAGTAAATGGTATTACGAAGATAATATCACAGATGCAAACAAGAAGGCTATACAAGATATAGAAAAGATGTCTGAAAGTAATGTAGAGTGCGAAGACAAGGTTGTTTCTGATGCTGCTGGCATAGACCTTGAAATCCATAAGAAAATCTATGTGAAGATACCATTTAAAAACAAGGATGCAGTGAAAAAACTTGGATGCCGATGGGAACCCGAGAAGAAATCTTGGTATTATATGTCCAACCTTGAAAAAAATAAAATAGATAGTATAAAAAAATTAGAAGTATAAGTAGTGTATATATAGTTTGTATTGTATTAGTTATATTCATAGTATTGTATTAGTTATTCTATAGTAATTTTAATGTTATTGTTAAACACATCCGTATATGCAGTAGGTATATTCTCAAAAGATATTAGGTTCATATTTAATCTAAACTTGTCTTCATAGCCATTTTCTTTTATATATTTTTCTCTTTCTACATCTGGCATATTAGATAGCATTAGGGCTTTTTCTTTTGTTATTCCAGCGCCAATCTTGGAAATGTTATCGCTTTTATCTCCATAAATTGCCTTAAATAATAAGTCGACTTTTGGGTCATTATAGCCGCGCTTCATAAGCTCTTTAAATTGCATATTATATACGTGGACTTTTTTATCAACTAATTGTAAAAAGTCGTTGTCGTTTGCGATAATAATAATATTAATATCGGTATCATTAAGCAATTCCAATTGTGTTTTAATCATTTTCTGAGACAGATAGATTACATCGTCGCCTTCCAATCTATATTGAGATAGATATTGGAACCCGAGCGATTTAATGTGTTCATTAAATATATTAAAAATTTTTTTGTTAAAGTTTGTCTTTTGTATCCTCGTTGCCTTGTAGGTATTATAGATATCATTCCGCCATATTTCGGCGCGCTGGCAATCTAAGCAAAACACTATGTTGCTTTTATTCGTATTCCATTTTTTACAGAGTTTTTTAATGTCATTATTAATATGTTTATAGAAGGCGGTGATAAATACTTCGTTATTAACAATGTTCTCTACTGATACATCTATATTTTGGAATGAGAACCACCTGTATGTTGCAAAATATCTATGAAATACATAATAGCTACTATCGATAAGAATAATATTATTCTTATTAAAATTAATAGTGTTCATTAATTATATTTTAATATTAATTAAATATTTAAATAATATTTAATCATTTTTTATTTATTTTGATTTACTACTTTGATTTCGAAAAATTATTGGCTTCCACCATAACAGCCTTTAATTCGTCTGGCTTCTTCTTGTATTCCTTCCATTCTTCTCTCGCGCAATCATAGTTCTTTTTATTATCATTTGATATAAGCTTCATTTGCGAGATACGATATGTTATAAACAATGTATAGTCAGTGGGTTTTATTGTTTTACTTGGCTTTCCGCCTTTATTAATATGTGTGTCCTCAGTTGATGCAGTATTACTAAGAGGAACTTGGAGTGTCGTATCTGCATTAGCGGTATCATTAGCGGTATCATTAGTGGCATTATTCGCTGCATTAGCGGCATTAGCGGCATTAGCGGCATTATTAGCATTATTCGCGATACCTTGTGTATTACCATCATCATTAACATCGCAGTTATTTTGTGTTAATTCAGTAATCAATGGTTTTTCATAAGTCATCTTATTAATATGCTCTTTCTTTGTCCAGACTTTTTTATTATTTTTTATATCAACAATCCACAACTCCTTATCAAACCCTTCCATAATAGAATTGATGTCATAGCCTTCAGCAGATAACCCAAAATGTAAAGGGGATTGCTCTCGACCAGTATAATAAGATGTAGAGCAATTGATGCAAACCTTTTTACCAGACATTACTATGTAATATGTATTTATATGTTTTTATATTATTAAGTAATCAATTTTTATATTAGTTAAAGCCATAATAATCAATATGTTCTTTTTTTTATTAGTATTTAGAAAAAATTGATTAAGATTTTTGAGGCTTATGTCAAGATATATCAATGACCTTCTATGATAACATAAACGACTATTTCGAAAAAGATAATATTATAAAGAATGTTTTAAATGAGCCTGTGATTACTATTTTCCAATCAAAGATTATCAAAGGCTACAAGGATATTTTGAAGGGTTCAGACGAATACTTCGAAGACAAGGTAATGAATACATTTGACAAATACTTTGATAGATATGAAAACGCTGACGCATATGATGATATATGCAATCAAATCATAATCATCTATTATAATAGCCTTATAGAACTAAAGGGGTATTATAGCAGCATCTTCAAAAAGGAAAGATTTTATTTAGAAAATCATCTATGAATATATTAAATAGCGATGAAAATTAATTTGATTTATATGATAATATATATTACGTTATTAATATTTTTTATATTAATATCATTTTATATAATTGAAATCTTATCATTTATATCGAGACTTCCTTTAATTAATAGTGTTGTCGGCGATTTCCGAGATTATACGCTTGGTATGAGCCAACCTGCTATGATATTACCTAATCTAACATATAGGATTGTCAATTTGTATCCTTTGCATACTGCTTACTATGTCTATTTATTTTGGGTGACGCTATGCTTAATAATAATATTACTATTATGGTTGATTGGAACGATAGTGCAAAAGATTATTTTTGTTAATCCGTTTGCAAGCATACCTCCTTGGGCGGAATTAAATGAGATGGGATTTTTTGAATGGTTCTTTGAAAAAACATTAATTGACAAAAACAAGGATATTATAAAATTTATTCTTAATATATTTAAAGCAGTATTGACACCCGAGCAATACGAAGCAGCGCAACAAAGATGTATGGAGACTTTTGAAAGTAAGAAGGATGATGATGATGATGATGATGTATTGAAGGATACTAAGGATACTACTAAGGTATCAGAACCATTAACAGAGCATTTTGCTGAAAACCCTGCACCTTTTACACGTCATATAGATTATGATTTAACGCATAAATATAATGAAGACAGATTAGAAGACATCTTTTATACCGATTCGTTCAAATCCATAAAACACCGAGAAGAAGCCAATAAATACCGAAAAATGAAGATTATCCGCCCAGACCTTATTAATAACCCTATACCTGATTTAGATATAGAGAATACAATGAATACAAATATGCATTATATGAATATATAATATGTAATTAAATTAATATATTATATTAAGAATAATATATATTAATAATGATTGACGATTTTCAATGCAAACTTATTAGTATTCTTACACAAGATAAAGATATATATAGATTGATATATTCAGTGCTATACCTATGTATAATAATAATCATAGGCATATTCTTTTATTGGGATACCATTTATAAAAATGCCAAGAAATATTCAAAATGTAATAACATTTCTAAAATCATAGAAGACAATTATTACAACGAAACGCCGTATATTTATAACATTATCATAATAAATACCAAAAAGATTAAGAAGCCATCAGACTATATTATCAAAATAACTTACGACTTCAATAAAATGATTGTTGACGTGGACTATGGCAATATGGACGGCGAAGAAAACATCTTTATGTATAGAAATAATGATTACGCGGGAATTATAAAAAGCATTGAAGAACTCAAAAAAACGATGAGCGAATTAAATAAGATTTATAAAAAATCGAATGATAATAGCGACCTATTACTATATAACAAGGCTGCAATAGAGTATTCCCTATTAATCAACTCGAAGGATGGCAAGAAGGCATTAGAATTAAATAATGACAAGGATTTTATTAATAGTTTTGGATACAAATATTTTAATTTAGAAAAAATGGGCTACGATACCATCGAAGATATTAGCACACGAATAAATAGCAATGACTATAAATATTACGCAGTTGACAAAAATTATAATATTGTCCATTCTTATACGACAAACGAACTCATTAAATTTACGAAGGAATATTCAAACAATACCAATTATCCCATAGCAATAATAGATTATATTATTTTCTCAAAGATACAGCAAAAAAATAATATAAATATATAAATAAGACATTATATTAGTAGTATTATGAGTGATACTACCAATAAGATTAATAGTATTAATAATGATGTTAAAATATTATTTGGAAGTATAGAAGACATCTCTAAAAGTTATATTAATGAAATATCCTCTATGACTTCGAACAATATATTAAAAAATAAATATATGGTAGCGATAAATATACTTTTTCTATTTATAATAGGCATAATATTCTATATATTATACCGCGATTATATATACCGCATCGCGAACAAGATGACGAGATGCGCAGATATTAATAATATCATTGATTTTAATATAAACGACAATGATAATTCATATAGATACAATATATACATCGTGCATATTAATAATACCAATAATATCACAAAGGATTATATCTTGAAACTGGAATATAACTTTATGAAAGAGGAAACAAATATATTCTTAGGAGAGCAGAATATAATATCGCCCGTTTTATTCTCGCCAAACGATACAATTACTAAGATTAGCAATGCATTTGCAGTGTTTGATTTGGCAGAAAAGAAAAAGAGATTTGTAGAATATTATAACAGGGAAAATGAAAAAACCTATTGCATTGACAAGAAAAAACTTGCGACTAAAAAATATAAATATTATATAACCTCGACGAACAACGAAACATTAGCAGACGAGAGCGCAGTAAAACTAGTTAATTTTGTTAAAAAATATGGATATAATGATACTACGAAATTAGACCCTATTTATAATATATTATATGCAATTGAAAATAAAAAGAATATGGAATATTAGCGATACTAGCGATACTAGCGATACTAGCGTTACTAAGGATAGAATACCTCGTTCAGCAGTGCTTTTAGTTCGTCAATCTTAGTATTGTTTTTAATCTTAGGATAACTAATGCTAAACTCTATAAACATATTCCCTTTGTTCGACGTATTTAATATAGGCATCCCTTTGCCTTCGAGCAAATAATTCTTACCATTTGAGATAACACCAAATATATTAGTGTTTATATTTATTTTTTCTTTAAAATAAGGTATCACAATATCTTTTCCTACAATAGAATCAACAAATGATATATCCGTTTTAAAGTATAGGTCATTCCCTTTCCTAATAAAATGCTTGTGCTCTTCAATTTTAATATGTATGACGAGGTCGCCAGGCTTAATAGTGGGTATTCTAGGCTGCTCTCCTAATTCAGGGAAAGCCGTTTTATAATTCTCATCAATACCTTTGGGAATTATTAGCGTAGCCTTCTTATCTTCATTAAAGAAGCCCTTGCCGCTGCATTGCTTACATTCGGGTTTTCCTTCAATAGTTATTCCCGAACCTTCGCAATTATCACACGACCCTTGAAAGATTTGCTGCATAAATCCCATACTTCTTATTTGCTGTATTATACCGCGACCATCGCATTTGCTACATTTTTTATTACATTTATGACAATATTTGCGTATATTTATGTTTAAATCTTTGTTAATACCTTCATATATGTCGTCCAAGTTAAATACAAAGGTTTTCTCTATAGACTGGGCTTTTTTAGGGATTTTCATACCACCGCCTCCCATTCCACCCATACCAAATATTTCTTCTTCAAAATGATGTCCCATTCCTCCGAAAGGAGCACCTCTGCCTCTAAAGAATGCTTCAAAAATATCGTGGGGATTTCTATGAACTTCCTGACCAGACCCATTATTATAATTCTGGTCTCCGCTATCATCATAAGTTCGCCGCTTATTCTCATCTCCTAATACGTTGTAGGCTGCTGAGATTTCTTTGAATTTTTCCTCAGCGGCTGCCTTGTCGGCATCTTTATTTTTATCAGGATGATACTCTATAGCAAGCTTCTTATATGCCTTCTTTATATCCTCTTGTGTGGCATTTTTTTCAACTCCTAATACTTTGTATAATTTATAATTATCGCCACCACTCATAATATTATGATAGTATATTAAATGTTTATATATCTTCTTATATACTCAATAATATAATATATACTACAACAATATTTATTATGTATATATATTTTCTTAATATATCTTTGGTGAATACTGAATATTGATTAGGTCGCGTTATGGTTCTATTTTTGCTACAATAGTATATCGTCTTCTTCCTAAATGGTAGAAAGTTCGCTATTCTCAAACGCCTACATATATTATTATTAGTAGCATTATCATTACTATAAGAATAATAAAAACATAAGAAGAAAATAAAAAATTTAAAATAGTTTTTTATTTTCATATTATAAAAATATAATAATTTATTGTTATATCATATATATAGATATCCTATGTATATATGTATCTTAGGTATGTAGGTATCTTAGGTATATCATAGGATACTCACAAATCTAACTTAATTACACACGTATCTCATCATAATATTCATAGTATACAATTCTTGATTAAGTAATTTAAAAGCGTATGGCATCCTTACCTGAGCAATATCAGTATTATTTTTACAATATTTACAACTATATATGCTTTTCTCGGTATTAACATTCGCGTGCATCCCGCATCTTTTACAGACAAACACCCTATAATTATCAGAGACGTGTAGCATCCTTTCAGCAAGGAAATTAGATGTGCCGTGTGCAATAAAGCAATCCCTCTCCATTTCTCCTAACCGCAATCCTCCAGACCTTGCACGTCCTTCGCTTGGTTGCCTTGTTAGCATCACAATAGGTCCATTCGAACCGCGCGAGTTTCCTGTCCATACTGATTTGCCATTGCGTCTAACCATAAATACTTCCGTAGATACGCTAATACAATACACTGCGCCTTCGTAGTTATATGCTTCTTCTACGTGATTTTTCTCTTTGCGAGTATCATTGGCATTTGCATAAGGGCTATTTTTCTTTTTAATTATAGTAATCTTCCAACTATCCCCTTTCCACAGACTTTTAACACCACTCCAACCTGCGTGGATACATAGCCTCATCATATCGTCCGCCAAACCTTCGTATTTAGTGCAGAACATATTATCATACTTAGAATGTCCTAATGCTATATGCGTCCCTATCATAGACTTCATAAGTATCTTCACTTGTTTGCTGCTCAACTTCCAAACCCATTCAGGAAGACGCAATGTATCAGCATATATATTACTACATAAATACTCAGTGATATTTTGCGTATCCGCAGTATTATTATGAGAACCGAATTGATATAGAACCTTGTTATCGCAATCACTTGCAATCCATTTGCCAAAGAATAGCAACCACGCTTCCATATTAATCTCCTTATCGCTATTAGGTATCGTAAACTGATAATCAGGAACGTCCCATACGCAATCCTTCTTGTATCTTACGCATTTCCCAATGATATCATCCGCTTTTTCTAATATATATCCTTGATTATTGTTATTAATATTATTATTGTTATTAATATTATTATTCTGCTTTACGCGCTTAACATACATTCGATGTTCTCCTGTAGTATTTAAGTCAACCAGTGAATTGCTAATATTATACATTGTTCCCGCATATTCTGGATATTTATGGACTTCCATCGGGTTCTCATAAATTAGTTTATCATCTCTGAGAATTGCTACTTTGTCACCCGTAGTAATCGTGTCAATAAACTTCCAGCCATCGCTGGTTAAAACTTCGTGGTCTGCAGTAAGACAATGAATTTTATCAGAAACCATATGCTTCAATCTCTGGTAATACGTCGGACCGATAAATATATCTGTGTGGATTTGCTCACCTGTTCGCCCATTATATAATATTTCATTACCATATTTCTCCATTCCAGACATTTCTAGAACCTTTGCTATTCCTTCTACGGAGCAATCAGTATATGGCGTGGAGTCTCCGAATGCCCCAATATGGCAACACGCCTTACCCATAATCGATTCCATTAATTGGGCAATAGTCATACGCGAAGGGATTGCGTGAGGGTTCATAATAATATCTGGAACAATCCCGTCCTTCGTAAAGGGCATATCTTGGTGTCTATAAATCATTCCGATAGTTCCCTTTTGAGCACTGCAACTGGCGCATTTATCACCAATTTCGGGTTTCCTGTTTTTACGGATGCGAACCTTGCAAAACTTATAGCCATCGCTATTAATACCATTATAGTTCATATCAACATACCCATCATCATTTGCTTTCATTGTTAAGCTACTATCTTGGTATGTAATAACGCCGTTTGCTTTCTTTGGCATAACTTTGCCTACAATCACGTCATTCCCATTAACATAGGTATTTTTAGAGACAAACCCATCATCGTTCAATTTCTCGTAGGAGTATGGCTTCTGCGATGATATGTTAGTGGGATTTGTGAATAACTCTTCTTCGCCTGTGCTATGGTTTTTATTACAAACATCGCGCATCGCCTTGTAATAGGTGCTAGTAAATAGCCCTCTGTCCAGCGCCGATTGATTAACCATAATACTATCTTCCTGATTAAATCCAGTATGGGTCATAATGGCGACGATAGCATTTACGCCAGATGGTAATTTGTGAGCCATCGTATACTTAGATAGTTTAGTATATACAAGCGATTTTTGGGGATAATTCAAAATATTCCCCATTGTATCTATGCGCTTGTTAAAATTGCTCATATATACACCCAACGCCTGTTTGCCCATAGCGCACTGATAGCAATTTCTTGGCGACTGATTATGGTCGCTGAATGGAATATTGACCCCCAAGATACCATTAATCAAACTTGGGTGAATTTCGCAATGCGTATAGAATGGAGGCAATGCAGTTCCTTTGATACCTTCCTCCAAATCTACGGGGAACGTCGCAATCATCGCGAAATTTATCTCATCACAATCCATATATTCGATGAAACCCTCTTCGTCCAAATAACTATCGGGGTCGTCCTTATTTTTGGATACTTCGTTGGGAACTATGAAGTAATCAAAGTGCTTGTCTGCGATATATTCCTTCCAGCTAATATTCTTCCTTTTCAATACTCTTTCAATTCTCAGAACACGCTTATTTGTTTCTGGGTCAATATCGACAATATATAGCGGTCTATACATTCTACCCGCTTCAGTGCTGATAATAATGCACGACTTCTGAATATTCCACACAATCGAAGTCATCGGATATATAATGCCGCTGCGCTTATAATGCTTCAGTTTCAAATACAATTCAGCGGGATTAGTATAATAGCCGATGATATCGCCATTCACCATAATATATACATTTTCTTCGTTGCCCATATTCTTCAAGTATTCGATAGGCGATTTCTCGGGATTGGACATACTATACGTATCATCATATACAATCACGCCTAAATTAACCAAGATACGGCGGATATGTATGCTATTCATCGCGATAGAGATATTCGTGCTTAGCGCCATATTTTTTACTAAGCCAACTGAACTTCCTTCTGGCGTTTCTGCGGGACATATCATACCAATCTGCGAATTATCTAATTTACGCGGCTGCACGAGTTTCCCATTCTTCTCCATTGCAGTATTAATGCGTCGCAAATGCGATAATGTGCTGGCATAAGACATACGATTAAGAACTTGCGATACACCCTGCTTGATGTTTTGAAATGTGCCAATACTTTTGATACCCCAGTTTCCCGTAGAAAGCGAATACCTAATCCACGAATCTAAAAGCGATTGCTTGAAAAATCGGTGAATACTAATATCCGAAATGATATTGGATATGGGGATATTCGCATTACCTCGCCATAAGTTGAGTTCCTTTTCAATAGCAATCTTGAGTTCCTTCGTCATCTTGCCATAACATTGCCTGAACAAATTACTCATCAATACGCCTGGTGTATCTACGCGCTTATTAATGTAGGAGTCGCGATTATCATACGTATCATAACCCAAATAGATGCGTATCATCTTGCGAATAATATAACCGACATATAGCGCTTTCCTTCGATACGACTTGCCTACGTGAGGGATAAAATCATTAATAAGATTATTATGAAGTTGCGCTTTGTTCGTTTCGTGGTCGTTGTTCTTATTAACGCCAATCATAATCTTAATAAGCGTATTCTCCGCCTGTTCTTGGGTATTGATATCACAGGCATCTTCGCAACACGCCATTAATTCATTGATGATACGCTGGTTCTTTTCGTTATCCGTATCATATACAATATGATTAATGATTTCTCTATCGCTAATAACTCCAAGAGCCCTAAAGATTACAAAGATGGGAACTTCAGACCGAATAAAGGATGTGTTGATGCGAATAATGCGACCCATATGATTTAATTTGCCGCTCATATTTAAGCACGTAGTCTTGGGAGGAAGATATGTGGAGTCGCACATAGATCGGATTTCCGCATATAATCCTTCGGCGTTATTATTGGGGTGGAAGACGAGAACTTTGTTTTCGTTAATGCGGTCTTGTGAGATTAGAACCTTCTCATTTCCATTCACAATAAAATAGCCGCCGAAATCATAGATGCATTCGTTCTTGTTCTCTTCGCAAATCCCTTGCATCTGGCTAAGAACGCATAGTTTTGAGCGAACCATTATAGGGATTTTTCCAATATATACGCCATTAACATTCTTATCAAACTTCTCGGTCATCCCATTCTTGTTTGTTATCTCTGTGGAAATATGAACATTCACATAGATACCGCTTGAATACGTCATATTGTTCATACGGGCAATGTAAGGGGTCATTATATTTTGCGTTCCATCGGGGAGTTGATAGTTGGGCTTTACAATGCTTGGCTGAAGGATATTAATAGAAATATTATAGGTATTATCAGGCAACTCGGCTTTCTGATTTGTGATTTTCACCTTGATGGGATTGAACCCGCTAATGATTTGCCCCAATGTATTGTCGATGAACTTGTTATAACTATCTACTTGGTGCTTTACAAGCGGGTTGGATGATTCAGGAGAGCCGCCCTTTTGGAAATAAATATCCAGAATATCCCAGCAGAGGTTAGAAAACATTATTAGTTGTATTTTATTAATAAATAATTCTTAAATATCAATTTTTGTTTTTTTAATGATGATATTTTATATAAAAAAATGATATTATCTAATACTATACTTAATATTATATAACTCTTACTGCAAAGAATAGCACAAGGATGTCAAAGAAAATGCCGAAGATTATTGCGATTTGTGGAGCAAAGAGAAGTGGCAAAGATGTATTAGCGGAGCATCTCGTAAATAAATATAATTATGAGAGAGTTGCCTTTGCGAACCCTTTGAAGGTTGCTGTAAAGAACTTATTTAATTTTGACGATGACCAAGTAGGTATCGGGAAGGATGAAGGGACGGATAGAAAAGATATTGTCGATGAAAGATGGGGAATAACACCAAGAGCCGCATTGCAATTCTTTGGAACTGAAATAATGCAAGAAAAAATACAAGAGTTATTACCTGATATCAAGAGAAACTTCTTTGCCAATACCTTGAAGAATTATATAGAAAATGCTGGCAATTATGAGAATGACAAGAGGTATGTTATTAGCGACCTTAGATTTATACACGAACACGAGATGTTATTAAATATGCCAAATGTAAGTATTAATGATATAATGATTATTAGAGTTATACGACCTTCTGAAAATCGCACTAAAGAGCAAGAGCCGCATATATCCGAGTTAGAATACGTAAATATACCTTATGACATCATTATGATTAATAACGGAACAATAGATGATTATATTCGCAGATTTGAACAGATTATTAACTTTTAAGTATTAACTTTTAAGTATTAACTTTTAAGTATTAACTTTTAAGTATTAACTTTTAAGTATTAACTTTTAAGTATTAACTATTATTGACATTTAGGTTTTATTTAGACAGAATAGGTATTCCTTGATTTCAACATCTTTATTATATTCGAATGATTTAAATCTTTTGTAATCTCTTTCAATAACTGCAGCATCTCCATACCTTTTCATAATATCCAACATCCTATCTTTTGAAACTATGGCTTCGCTATTATAAGAGAGAAATATCCATTTTGTTTTTAATTCTTTGAATAGCAAATCAAATGCATTTTCTACAACATTTCCTTTTTTGCAAAATGGCGATATGAAACAATCGGAAGGAATTCCTGTTTTACCTTTCAAAGGTAATTCTGATAATAATATTTCAGGGGTTTTAGCAATAATATTCAAAGGGAAATAGTTTTTAGAATATTGTCTCGCGTTATATGGCGGGTCTAAATATACTAAATCGGTTTCAAAAGATGTAAGAAAATCAATATTAAGAACGTCTTTATTAGTGGTATTTGAATTATCTTGTGCAGGCAATGTATTATTATGAATAGGCTTTAATGTTAGACTTTTTTCAGCTTTCGCTTTAAAATTCTTAAGAAAGCAACCATATACTGCAGGAACATTACTAACCGCATCAGCGCTTAAAAGTATGGACGCGAGGATAAATTGATATTCGTCAAATGTAAGGGTATCTTTAATTAATTCAAGTCTATTGCGCATATAATCAATACGTTTCGCATTTTCAATCGTAAAGAATTTACGCTCACAAGAACCGAATGGACTATAATGCATTGTAATAAAACCAATAGTGGATGAATGTTTATTATCTTGAATGTCTTGCTGGAACTCATCAATGATTTGTTTGCAAGTCGCAGTATATACTGAGCGTGTAAATGCGTGAGTTATTATATAACTATATAATTCCGTGTCATTTGAGATAACTATCGCCATATCTTTCCTAAAATTATAAGAAACAATACCAGTCCCTGAAAACATATCCCCAATTCTCTTGTTGGCAAATGAAGTCCAACCTGTTTTTTCCATCATATTGCTTGTAATCCAGTCAAGTAATTGAAATTTTGAACCAATATAATTTAGACGATGTATTTTTTCAGGCATTACTTCTTTTGTTCCCTTACATTGTTTCATATGATTATTATATGCTTCTTTCCTTGCAAAATCTTCTTTACAAATATCGCAAGCATATTTAATCTTAACTATATTTATCAATATATTATAAAAAATAAACTAATTTTATATATCATTTTTTATTACAACTTATTATGATATTCTTTAATGCATCTCTCAACTGACGTTTTAATATCAGGGATATCAGGATATAGCGAGTATAACTTATCAGTCGATAGTTGCGTATTAGAACGCTTTGATAACAATATGGCATTCTGCTCTTCGACGCTAAAATTTTCCCAAGTGAAATCGTGGTTAACGTGTTCTCTATACATCTCTAAAATTTCATTGTGAGTAATAAGCCCTTTATTGACTAAATTAAAGGTTCCTGTAGTTCCTTTGATAATCATATCCATAATTACTGGGAACATATCTTCTAATACTGACATCGAATTGGGCATAGAGCAAATCTTATTATATTTGAATATTTTACTTAGAAAGTTTCTATTATGCTCGAAATTTACAATGGGCATTCGAATGCGTAGGTTTAACGTATTTTTTGAATACATATGTTGAAGCCTATCTGTGAAGCCTTTGACGATTGAATAAGAAGACCCGAAAAAGGTAGGGAGTTCATCGTCATCAATGCAGCACGTCGTAGGGTCGTCGCTGCTAAATATACAACCCGTCCCCAAATATGTATAGTGAATATTATATCTTTCGCAAAGAATTGAAAGTATTACTGGAGAATACAAGTTATCTCTAATATTATCTCTAAGTTTTCCAGGTAATTCCAAGTAATCAATTGTATTATGCTCGCCCCCGTGCGTCCTCCCAATAAACGAAATGATATGCGTAGGCGAATACAATTTAATCTCTTCTTCTACTGCTTTCTCATCATCCGCTCGAACGTCTGTGCCAATATAGGTAATCCCGTGATTATTTAAATAATCCCCAAATTGCTTACCTATCCACCCTTTGCATCCGAAGAAAAGGATTTTCATATTTTTATATTAATATGTAATATTCTTTTATATGGTATATCTATAGGTATTTTGAAAATATATAATATAATATATATTATATTATAATATATTATAATATATCATTATTATTCATTGATACCAATGATAATATTAATTATTAATATGTATAAAGAACAGGCTATATATAGGAGTTTAAAAATTAAAAAGAAATTATTATATGGGTTGTCAGGAAACAAAATAATATTTAAAAAATGGGATGATGCCGCTGGTATCCAGTATATTTTAAAAAACAATAATGTGCGTGGTATTATAATAACAGGGTCAGATTATTTCGTAGGCGACGTAGAGCATTCAGTGATAGATGAATGCATTCTAAAATCTAAAATACCAATATTAGCAATATGCTATGGGTTTCAGTATTTAATTAGCAAATACGGGAAACCTTCTTTTATAAAATCTTGCAAAGTTGGATATATGAAGTATTACAATAGTTTTAGCATAACAAGTCCTTTCAATATCCCTAAAAATAGATATTATTTTATACACACTGATTATGTGGTAAAGGTTCCCAAGAATTTCAAGGTTATTAAAAGGATTGGTGATAAGATAATTGTTGCATATAACTCTAAAAAAAATATATTATGCACCCAGTTTCACCCTGAAAAATATAAAAAATCCAGTAGAATATTCTTTAATACTTGGATAGCAAAGTGTATATTATGGCAACCTAAAAGGTAAATTAGGTGCGTTAGTTTATTATATATTGAATTATATCATTAAATATATGTAGAGATATATTGCATAATAGGATAAGTATGGATGGTTGAATATATGAATTCAAGATATTATATTATTTTATATTATATAATTAGAATATAAATAAGTATGGGGGGGGGGGCAACATGGAATTTATGCTCGTCCGAATTCGTACAACGAAACAGATAAATGGTTAAGATTACCTGTTAAAATGATTACGACCCCGATTAAAGGCGTGAGAAATAGGGTAAGGGAGGGATTACAACTTGGTCTTGCGGCGACACAAGCAACAGGCAATGCTTATCGACGAGCAACAGCAGCAGCATCACAAGCAACAGGCAATGCTTATCGACGAGCAACAGCAGCAGCATCACAAGCAACTATGATAGGAAATTACACCCCAGTAGATGATGTTAGAGAAACTGCTAATAAACTTATGCATATAAAAGTAGCAACATCACGCACCCCAGTAGTACCTGTTAGAGAACATGTTAGAGAACCTGTTATTAGTCGTATGCGTATGCGTTTAGCAACAGAAGCCACTGGAGCAAATGTAGGTGGCTCTAATAAAAAACCTCTTAAGAAACATCTTAAGAAACTAGTTAAGAAACCTATTAAGAAAGTTGTTAAGAAACCTCTTGTAAAACCTGCGAAGAAGAAGGTGGCAACTAGGCGTATAAGTAAATAAATAGCAATATATATACCCCGTATATATACTAATTATTTTTGTAGAGTGTATGTATTATATAGAGACCTTGATGTGTTAAAAATCAAGTAATCTCACTGATAATGCCTAAACTATAATATACAAACACGTTAATCTGCCAAAGCGCGTATTAATAAACGTTTAAATATTATTAATATTATATAAACAATTGATATTCAATTAAATATATAATATGACAACATTAAATCTTAATAATATAAATGACGATTTGATTGAATTAAATAGAGATACGTTTAAAAACAAACAAATGGGTTTTAATATACCTAATAGGCAGCAAAGAGTAAATCAAAATAATTTTAGCGACGATGTTTTATTTAACAAAAATAAGATAAGTAGCGATGTTATTTCTATGTCATCGAGGTCTTCTTCGCGTTCTTCTTCACGTGCAAGCTCTGTTAATGGCGATTATGACAAAAGTGCCTATATGAAGAATATGAAGAATATATACAAAGCCAAAGGTTCATCAAAAATTTCGAAATATAAAGAAGAAAGCGACGAAAGTAGTGTGGCAAGTAGTTCAAGCAATCGAAAGTCTGGTTCGGGAAATCATAAATCGCAAAGTAAATATAATAAACGCGACGAAGACGACGACGATGAAGACGATGGCGAAGATGACGAAGATGACGAAGATGGCGAAGACGGCGAAGATGGAGAAGGTGAAGAAGATGATGGGGAAGACGGCGAAGACGGAAGCGAATATGGCGGAGATTATAAAAAGCAAAGTAAAAACAGGCATTTATCTGCTAAGGAAATCATTATGAATGAATTAAATGAGAAGAAGGAAATTATTTATCAATTAGATAGGTTGGAATCGAAGGGCTTCAAGGTTCCTTTTAAGTTCAATATGAATTCCGACTTGGAAGAAATGCGGTCTGAATACAATCGCTTAATACGCGAAAAGGAACTTGACGGGAGTGTAAGATTTCAGCAAAAAATGCTAATGGCATTTATTTCGGGAACTGAATATATGAATAGCAGATATGACCCATTTGCTATAAAATTAGATGGGTGGTCTGAGCAGGTTAATGAGAATATTAATGATTATGATGATATATTTGAAGAATTACATTACAAATACAAGGCGACGGGTAAAAAGATGGCTCCTGAATTAAGATTGTTTATAGGATTATCAGGTAGCGCATTTATGTTTCATCTTACAAGCAGGATGTTCAAGGAGCAGCCAATGCCAAATGTAGAGAACGTATTAAAATCAGACCCTGAATTAATGAAGCAATTCCAACAGGCTGCCACAAAGCAATATATGATGGGTAATAATTATCCTTCTGCTACGCAGCATACGCAGCAAAATATACCTATGAGTAATAATTATAATAGCAATAGCGGAGGTGGAAGCGATAGCAGCGCGGGATTATTTGGTATGGTTAGCAGTTTGTTCAGCACATTAAATTCGCCTGTATCTAATATGTCGATGCCGTCGATGTCTATGTCTGCTCCTTCCAATAATGCGAATATGAGGCAATCGCCAAATATTACTGAGTTAAGACACAAACCCGCTGCTGATATTGAAAATATTATTAATAATGTCCATAATAACATATCGATGGAACATAATGATAATAATATCGAAACATTGTCTGTTAGCGATGAAGAAATAACATCTATAATCGAAGATACTGCAGATATTAAAATACTAAGAGGCGTAGGGCGACCACGTAAAAACACGCGAACATTAAATATATAAATATATATTACTACATAATAGTAATATAGTATATATAGTAATACATTAAGTATTCTTGATATGTTTGCGTATTTTAGTAAAATAAAAAACAAGGATATTATTGACATATACCAAAGGTTCGCATCTTTATTTTTTAGAGATGAAGATAGTGATGATGACGAATACGATGAAGAGGATGAAGACGACGATTACCTATTTAATAATTATACTATTGTAAGGTGGGCTAATGAATATAATATTATGTTTATGCATCCAACCAAGATAGTAGTCAGAGAGAATATTCCTCCACTTTTCTCTTATAGTTAAAGCGACTTGTTTATTTTTCCTTACCTTCTTACAATTGAAAAGTTAGAAAGCAGTAAAGCATATAATATAAAAAATGATGATATATAATAAATAATATACACTACCTATGTTGAAATTATTGAAGATTATATTTGCAAAGTTAAAGGAGGCAGAGTTGCTATCAAGGGAAGAACTTATACTCCGCTATAAGTTTGAGAAGAATATGCGAAAACTATTTGCTAAAAAATATAAAAATATAAAATATACATAAAATACATTACTTTACACATAACACACCCCTGTGCATACTCGTCATACCTTGTATATCCTGCATTCGGTGCTTTCTACTTTTTCCCATTTATCACCTGCCCACCCTTCAATCATTTCGCTCTTATAATCACTAATAAGTTCGCTGCACGCATACATTAGGAATTCTCTCTTATCAATCTCATTAAGATTTGTAGTGTATGGAATTTCCTTGTCTTTGCAATAGGTTTTGATATATTCCAAGAAATGCTGCTTTGTCATACTCCTAATTAACTTGAATACAACATTTTCGTTAGGTAGCTCTGTTTTATCAAACATAATTCTGGTTGTGATATTAAGACCTAAGTTATAGGCATCTTCGCGTATATCAAGGTTAATTTGGCGTATTCCCTGATATTTTTCTAATTTATTCAAGTAGTCGCAAAGAATGCGCATAGAATAGTAATAAATATCATAATCGCCATAAATTTTCTCGTGAACAACACGCTTGTTGTTGTAGTTGTAGGGAAAATTAAACATTGTTTCGCTTGGTAGTCGCAAGTAGTCTCTTGGTAGTCACAAGTAGTCTCTTGGTAGTCGCAAGTAGTCGCTTGGTAGTCGCTTGGTAGTCGCTTGGTAGTCGCTTGGTTGTTTGTCCTTAGACCTTATCAAAGTATCATCTAATCAATTTTTTTATTTATTTCAAAAAATTATTACAAATTTATTCTAATATATAAAAATTGACTTTGTGTATTACTAATACGTATATCATATGAACATTATCAAATCATTTTCTAATTTATTTGCATCCTCAAAGGAACATCAAATAGTAGCCGCAGATATCGAAGATATACATAAGGAGATGGGATATAAAGAGAATAGTCTATTTAATTCTTTAATAGAAAGCATCGCAGCAGAGTTTGAAAAGGATATTGAAAACTTTAAAACTATCAGCGATATTGATAAGTTTAAAAAGAATATTCAAAAAAAATATAAATATACTATTTCCAATGCCGAGTTTATCAAAATATACAAGCATCTTAATTTAGAAAACCAGCAGTTGCGCAATCTTATAACAAAGAAGAAATGCAAGTCGAATTCAGGCGTTCTTGTGATAACGCTTTTAACCTCTGCGCACCCTGAATATATAGACGAAGAAGGCAATGTTAAAACTGCTCGTTTTTCTTGCAAACACGATTGTGCCTATTGTCCAAATGAACCAGCGCACGAAGGGAATAATTGGGTTGCACAACCGAGAAGTTATTTATATTCAGAGCCTGCAGTATTACGAGCGAACGCCAATGATTTCGATGCTATAAAACAAATGAATTCGCGTATATCAACCCTTATCAATATGGGGCACATCCCTGATAAATTAGAGATTATCGTATTAGGAGGAACGTGGTGCGAATATCCTCGTAATTATCAAGACCGCTTCATAACTGAAATATATTACTCAGCAAATATTTATTTTGATAGCGAACCTAAGCGTCCTATGAAAACGCTTGAAGAAGAGATAGAAATCAATGAAACCGCTATAATTCATATTATTGGGCTAACTTTAGAGACGCGACCTGATACTATAAATATTGAGGAAATCGCTAACTTTCGTCGATATAATTGCACACGCGTTCAATTAGGCGTTCAGCATACAAATAACAAAGTATTGCAAAAAATAAACAGAGGACACACGATAGAATGCGCATATGATGCAATAAAACTTCTGAAAAACAATTGCTACAAGGTTGATATACATATAATGCCCAATCTACCAGGTTCGTCCTATGAAATTGATAAAATAATGCTTGAAGAAGTCTTATATGACCAGCGAATACAAGTAGATCAGTATAAAATATATCCGACTGCCATAGTTCCTTTCACGCGAATTAAGAAATGGTTTGACGAAGGGACGTATATACCTTATGATGATATGCTATTATATGAGTTGATTAAGGAATTTAAAAAGAATGTTCAGAAATACAAGCGACTTAATCGTATTATTCGCGATATACCAGGACACTATATAGAAGGAGGGTATTCCACAAAATTTGTAAATATGCGTCAGTTGCTTCAAGATGATATGCGAACAAATAATTGGGGATGCAAATGTATTAGATGTCGCGAGATTAAAGGGAACATCGTATCATCACTCGATAATATCAAGTTAAATATAGAAATATACAGGGCATCCGATTGCAATGAATATCATATTAGTTTTGATACTGATTGCGATAAAAATTATTTAATAGGGTTCTTGCGTCTTCGCTTAAGCGGCTTGAGCGACGATAAAGATAATACGCCGTCATCTCAAGTATTACCTTGCATAAAAGGATGTGCGCTTATAAGAGAATTGCACGTATATTCGAATTTGAATAGCGTAGGTGATAACATAGAAGGTTCTCTGCAACACAAAGGGTTCGGAAAGCAACTTGTAACAAAGGCAGAAGAAATAGCAGCGAATAATGGATATAGAAGGATTGCTATAATTAGCGGAACAGGTGTTAGAGGCTACTATAAAAAACTAGGATATGAATTGATTGATACGTATATGATAAAGGATATATAAGTTATTATATGTGTTATTATTGATACTATTGATACTAATGATATTATTTATATTTATTTGTGTGTATCGCAAGATACATATGATTATTACTGGTTTCATATGACCCTTCCAAATCTTTATGCCAGTAATCGCAATGTAATAAATTAATATTATTAGGAAGTAATATTAATGGATATGCGAGGTCATCGATAGTATAGGGATAAGAATTTGTTTTAACATCATAATGATATATATCATAATTGATATTCTCCATATGATTTAGTAATATTTTACAAGCCTTTTTTGAAAAATATATTAGGGGTCCCTTTAAAAATACAGGCGTATATGGCATTTTTGAATATTTTAATATATCAACGCCTTTCAAATTATGCAGTGGATTATCAAATTCTTCTGGATGGTCATTATAATAATAAAGTAAATGCTTAGTTGTTTCTGATTTGCTTGGTTCATATTTATATGGTTCATTTATAACAGATAAACCTTTTGGCGAACAACCTAAAAAATCAATATCTGTTGTAATACCATCAATTTCAACCTTGTATTTAGGAGATACTAAGAATGTATTCAAACGCGTTTCGTTAAATACCAAGTCATCGTTAGAACGCAATACACCTTCTTTGATATCAAAGATTTCATATAGATATTTTAGCGATAGCACAAATTTTTTTAAATTATATAGATAACTATCTTCGCATTTAATTGTCAACATATTCCCTTCAAGTTTATAGTCGCTCTCTAAAAATAAGTCTCCAATCACATAGATTACTTTCCAGTTTCCATAGTAATCTTTTAGATTTATTTCTTTTAATCTTGTATTTAAAAACTTCTGGCAACTTGTCACAAGGATAATACCATCGACCTTAATCATATCAATGTTATTATTTTAATTCTAAATAATCTTTATATATCCTTGATTATCCTTGATTATCCTTTGATTATCCTTGATTATACTTGATTATCCTTGATTATCCTTGATTATCCTTGATTATCCTTGATTATCCTTGATTATCCTTGATTATCCTTGATTATCCTTGATAACCTTGATAACCTTGATAACCTTGATATCCTTGATAACCTTGATAACCTTGATATCCTTGATAACCTTGATAACCTTGATAACCTTGATAACCTTGATATCCCTTAATTACAATCATTTATTCATATTGGTATGAACTGCCATAACCGCTTCGTGATAATGATAATCATTATATAATCTCGCGCAATGTATAAAACTAATTTTATTATAATACAAAATATATGATACGCCACAATCTTCGATAGTATATGGATATGACCTGCTATATTCATCGAAATGAAAGATATTGAAATCGATATTACTCATATGATTGATTAAGATATTGCAAGATTTGTTAGAGATATAATAGAGGACACCACTTGGTATTTGAGGTAGATGAGGACGCTTAATATACTTTGATAAATCTACGCATTTCAGATTATGCAATGGATTATCAAAATCTTCTTGGTGGTCATTATAATATTGAAGCATATAAGTATCTTCTGTTGTTAATTTTAAATCCTCTTCTGAGATTTCGTGAGAAAGAAGGCTCTTACCAAATGGCGACTTACCTAAAAAATCGACATCAATCAGCATATTCGTATCCCCATTACTTACCTCGCATACTTTAGGATTTTCTAAGAAGCATCTCAATATACCTTCGTTAAATATCAAGTCATCGCCAGACCGCAATACACCTTCTTTGATATCAAAGATTTCGTATAGATATTTTAGCGATAGCACTAATTTTTTTAATAAATGAAGATAACTATCTTCGCATTTAATCGTCATCAGGTTCCCTTCGAGTTTGTAGTCGCTCTCTAAAAATAAATCGCCAATCACATAGATTACTTTCCAGTTTCCATAGTCGTCTTTAGGTAGCTTGTATTGCACTAAACGCGTATCCTTATGCTTATGGCAACTTAATACGAGAATTATACCATCGACCTTAATCATATCTATTTTGATTGCTTGCGTTTATATAATTTAAATGCTAAATCTTCTTTATATATTTTGATTTGCTAAGTGCCAATAACTCCTTTAAACCACCTATAAACTTACCATTCTTAAATATCATAGGGAAATAGAAATATGGTATTATTGTATGTTGCTTCATAAAATGAAAGAAATTATCGCGTTCTCTACACGTTTTTAGAAATTTATCACAATTTACATTAACACATTTTTCGACAGACTTCTCCTTAATATGTTCCTTTGCCATAACACAATATTTGCATTTAGACATTGTATATATAGTATAATCGGTATTTGATGGTTTTTTATATTTTACACCATCCATATTTAATATTATCTACTAATATAATAGATAAATAGCAAGGAGATATGTCAGGAGTTAGAAGAAGTAAGCGATTACTTGATAAAGATGCGGTTGACTTAGGAGGAGAAGAAGATTTAGAACTATCTGTAGCAGCAAAAAGAGAAGAACAAAAGATAAAACATGATGAGGCAAAATTTCATATAACTGACGAACAATGGGTAGTATTTTTTTGCGAATATTTTGATTTTATAGAAAATAATATAGGCGAATGTTTATCAAAAATACCTGCACTTCACAATGTTAGTATTAGTGATTTATACAAGGTTGGTATAGATAGAGGTGGATTTGATAATGCATTCGACAATTATGGTGATACAAATTTAAATATTGGGTTATACTATTCGTTATTAACGCAATTTAGAGATGGGACAAATAAAATAAGTGGCTGCCATAAAATTAACCTACTATTATCATATGTTGGAAAAGCACTTCTACGAATGGCAGGGATATATAATAGTAAGTCTGCTAATGATTTAATTGCCTTTTTTAGGAAAATTGTGGTTATATTAGAATTATCAGTATTCCAAGAAGTATTTTTATATTATATGACTGGCGACAGCACAGGACATACGCATACCATTGATTTCAAACATCGTCATAACGAGGCAACACATAAATGGTATATTGGTATATGGTTAAGAAAGCAAGAGTATTTAGGGGTATTAACAAGTAATGGTAAAAATTTTAGGATAAAATACGATAATGGACTTAGATTATTTGTTAGAAATTATCTCAATAGAGTAATTACATATATTAGAACATATGGTTCTAATTATCCATTAGGATACGAAAAACCTTATGATTATAGCGCGAATATTAAAAGAGTATTAAGAGACCCTCTACCTTATAAAGGAGAATACAAATTTAATGAACGTATGCATTATTATTACATAAGCAAAGATGATTGGGGTCGTATTCCTAACTTTTTATTACCAGAAGATGCAAAATGGATATCTTTCGCAAAGAATTTCAAGGATCCAAGAGGCACCGAATGGCGCAACAAACCTCCTGAATGGTGGATTAAAAGAATAGAAGATGAAAACGGGTTATTAGGAGGGTTTGCTTGGTGGAAAAGTGGAACTGATGTAGAAGAAGAATTTGAAAAACGATTAAAAGGAACTAAAAAACTCGCAAAATGGTTGGCAATAAATGGAACTTTACCAGAACAATATGAACTACATTCTGAACTATGGGATGCAGATAACAAAGACTTTGAAGAAGCAGGAGCGAAACCTTCTAAGTATGCTAAGGTTTCTACGTCTGCTAAGTCGGCGAAGTCTGCTAAGGGTGGAGACATCTCAATGATGAAGAAAACTAAGAAAAGATTTAAAATAATACCTGATAAAGATATTGCATTAGACCCGCAAATAAAAAAAGAGTTAAAACGTAGATTAAAACTATATTTTGAATTTAATAAGGATAAATGCACTAATACAAATTCTGAATATGATTTAATAGATGATGTATATACGAATAAATTAAATAGAACAATATTATATTTAACTGCTGAAAAAAAACCGCACAAGGCAGCAACGTCTATACCGAAGAAACCCTTATCTCCTTCAAAAATGCGCGTGGCTCGCGCGGCTACAAGATAGCCAATAAAACTTCTCATATTTACTTATTATTCTTCTTTCTCCATTCAGCGCCAATCTTTTTCATAATCTCTGGCGCTTTATCATTCGGGTGCTTCTTGCAAAGTTCCTTATACATCTTCTTTACAAACTTATTATAGGGGGTTAGTTTGCGCTTTTTAGCACCGCCCTCTTGAACACTCATTCCACAACTACCAGCCATATCTATATCTTTCTATATATATGTTATAAAAAAATTTATTAAACTTGAAATAGTTATTATATATATTATGTATTATTAGATAAAAAGGTTAAAGTATTGTATTTTGTGGCATCTTTAGAGGTGTCGTGCAGTCTTATATAAGCGACCGCTTGCAAACACGCATCGCATAAATCGTCCTTCTTCTTATTATTATCAAAGATTTCACATAGAACAGCATCATCCTTTATATAGTTTTTACATATCTCTATGCTGGTTTGCTTGTTCATTTTATATTTGTCTTGACGAAATCCTTTAGAGTTCTTGGTTTTTTGCGTAGCAGCATCCATCTTAATTTGTATGTCAGGTTTATAGTCGTGTGTTTTCGTTTTTAGGGAAGCATTAACGAGAACGACATTATCTACAATTTTATCCCAATATTTTAAGAGACTGAAATAGCAATAAATTATATATTGTATCGTTTTCATAATACCATTTAGGTTTGATGGCTGGTTCTCAATCAATACATAATCGATTTCTTCATACCCCTTTTCTTTTAAATCACCAATAATATTATCAAGTTCCATATATATTCTCTCAGATATATCATCAATCCCTTTAATGTCCTTCTTTTTATCTGCTAATGATATTATTCGCCAATCCAATATATGTATATTTGTCTCCGTTTTTTTTAAAATACACAATGCTAAATTCTTGATACCTATATCAAAACTTATATATATCATTTATATAATATTTATATAAAACATAATATTTATATAATATATTCTATACATATCCTATACATATCTTTCTTATACATAGTCATACTTATAGACTTTTATGCAACATAGTTATAGTCCTCTTATTAAACGAGGTGATATTATGATGCCTAATCAAGGTAGCCAAGTTTAGCCAGAAAGTATCATTCTCAAACTTTTTATTATATTTATTTATTTTTTTATATTTTCTATATAACCATTTATGTAATTTTTCCAATATTATAGTATTCGCTGGATTATTTTTGATATACATCTTTTTATTTGAGATTAGCCGAGATACAAAATGCTTTAGTTCAGATATGCTTGAATATTCTTGTGGGATGCTCTCCCATAAATTATGAAACTTCAAATAATCATATGTTGGGCATAGAAGTAGATTATCAGTATAGTCTACGAACGTGGGGTTATTATCTATAATCATTATATTATTAACGATTGAATGCGTTTTAGGCATTTTAATAGATTTCAACAATTGAGGTAATATCTTCACTACAGATTTTCTGATATTACCATAACTATCTTTAAAGCAGTTATCTCTCGTAAATATAGGTCTGTTGAACTTTATGTTATTTTGCTTTTCTATAATTAATATCTCTTTATACGCCCACGTTTTATCAGAAGCCGTATAAATAAAGAAGAAACTATTTGGGAATACCTTCTTCATCTCAGTCATAAATGTAGTAAAGTGGGGTCGCAGCAGTTTAGATTGCAAATTATAGCAATTGTCAAGCATCTTATCGCATAATGTTTTATATTTAACAAGATTACCTAATTGAATATTCCCATTTTTTAATACAATGTTTTTTCTAATGATTTCTTGTATATTATAAATATCACATTGATAGCTGCAATCGCCTATTATAGTCCCATCTAAATCCAAGAGAAATATATATGGTTCATTATTACTCATTTTATAATACTTATAATACTATAATAATTATATATAATTATATATTTTTTATAATTTATTTTGTATTATAATACTTAGTAATATATATCATATATAATAGAATGTATAGCAACCTTAGTGGAGCCCTTAATTATGCTGAAAAAAAGAGGACTATTAGCACAAATAGAGCACGTCCCCTACCACATTATCAATACCCCACAAATAATACAAGAAATCGACAACAAATACATTTAGAAGTTCCGCATCAACCTGCTATAATACATCCTCGTAATATTGTCGCTAATAATCGCGGCTATCGCGGCATAGATAATCTACAACATTATAACCCAGTATATACACGAAGGCAACCATTGCATCAGCAACAGCAACTAATGCATCTGCAACATCAACAACTACTGCATTTACAACAACTACAAGAACATCATAAAGGAATGACAGACAAATTTTGTAGAGATAATGGATATACAAAATATGTTCTACCAGCACCAAAATTAATTACAAGGACAAGTCCCAAAGTAGCACCTAATAATCAACAAAAAATGGAGGGTATCAAAGAAAAATCACCATCTCGTTCAAATTCAACCTCTAAAGTAGCATCTAATAGTCAACGAAGTCCTCGAAGTCCTCAACGTCCAAGTAATAAAAGAAGCCCGACCAATAAGTTGCCACCTACAACTAAAGGGGTTGCAATAAACAAAACGCCAAAAGTTCTACAGACTACTCGGGTTTTAATTGCATAACTCAGTATTATCTTGCAGCCTTATTTTATTTTTTTCATATAATAATTCTTTCCTTTTATCAATATACTCAGCCATACAAGTAAAGCCATATAATATCATTTCATTAACTTGCTCATCCGTCAATTCAATACGCACCCCTTTTCTATTCACAATAACATTCATAGAGTGTTGTAATATTATATTTTCAGGCATAAAATAATATTCTTTATCCCCCGAATTTATTTCGTTAAGTGTCACCTGACTAATTCGCAATATATCAAACATCTTGCATATTTGTCTTATTATGAAAAAAATATTCATCTTGTCTTTCGTAGGAACGTAGCTTTCTCTTTCTTTATATATTACCATCCCAATAACATTCTCTTTCGAAACGTGTGAAAATATTTTAATAGGAAAGTTATTTGAAAACGCACCATCATAATAATATTCGCCATCAATTGCAACGGGGTTAAATATCAAAGGTATAGCCATTGATGCTTCACAAGCAGTAAATATTGATACGTCAGGAGTATCCTCAATAGAAAAAATACGATTTTCGCATCTATTAATATTTGTAGTGGAAAAATATAAATTAACCCCAAACCTCTTAGAAGCCTCTTTAAAAGTCATATCTTCTATATCGGGATATTTGACGCGCAATACTTTTCTTAAATGTTCCATAAAATGCGATATAGAGCATAAGCCTAAATTAGAAACAATCTTATAATAATTCTTTGTGGGTATGTTGCATAGATTAGTATCGCCAGCAGACGTATAAATAACCCTCTCTGCTTCTTCTATAGTTAGTTTGAACGTGATGAATAGGGCTACGAATGACCCTATAGAATTTGCGGCGATATGCGTAATATTCTTATGTAAATTCTCTAAGTATAAATACCTCAGCGCACCTACAAATAGAACGCCTCGCATACCTCCGCCAGATAAAACAAGATGCGTAATATTCAATTTATCCATAATAAACACTTTCTTGAATACAAAGGGATTATATTTTGTTTATATAATATCTTTATATATTCGAATTATACTCGCAAATATCGATATTATAATAGATTAACGCCTCTTTCGCAGCATTATTCTCGGCTTCCTTCTTATTATTCCCTGTAGATGTAGCGATGATGGCATTATTTCTATCCTTTATGCAGTAAGTGAATATGCGGACATTATCTTTAATCAATATCTTTACTTCATAAAACTTGGGTATATCTTGAAGGTTGTGTGTCATATAAGACACAAGCATATCCTTGTAATTATTCTTTATTCTTATTAATTCACAGAAGTCAATATAATTCTCAATGATATATATAATAAAACTTTCGACAATGAAATATCCTGCGCCCGTGAAAGGGGATATATTAATGCTGTTCGGGAGCATTACCTTGTCGCTCTCAGTTTGAAAGTCGAGAAATAGCGCACCAATGAATGCTTCGAATATGTCTTCCATAATTTTAAAATTATTTCTGCCACCCGATTCTTCTACCTGCTTGGATATTATAGCAAACTTAGGGAAACCTATTTTGTCCGACAGATAACCAAGCATCCGTCCATTAACTATTTTCGTTCTAATTTTCGACAAGAAGCCTTCATTCTGGTCTGGGAACCTGCTATATAAATAGTTGGCGACTATCATACCTATTAAGGCATCGCCAAGAAATTCAAGGCGTTCGTAAGACATATCTTGAAGTGGTAAGCAATCGCTGGGACAATTGATATTACTTTTGTCAAAGTCTGTGTTCTTCATAGTGCAATATGATTTGTGGACAAAGGCGACGCGATATAAATCGATGTTTTTGAATTGAATATTATTTAATCCATTGTTATTAAAAATTTCATTTAAATTATCGCTTTGAAGCAGGACATTCTTATTGTTATACGGCTGATTAGTAATGTCGATATCCTTTGTTTTGTTATGTATTCCTTGTATACGCTTCATTATATGTGATTTATTATATAAATATTATATGTAATAATATAATATCATTTTTTTATTATATCATTTTATTATATAAATATTAATTGTTTATTTCTTTTAAATAGAATAAAATAGAATTATATATAGTATAATGGATGATTTTATTATTCAAGATACAGAACCAGTTCTTAAAGTTGATTCGCTTGGTATTGGAATAACTTCGTTCAGTGATATTGAGCAATTATCATTGTCTGATAAAGAATATTTAGTGGTCGGGGACAGGCACGGCACTCCGAATTATAGTAATCAATATGATACAAAATGGAATATGTATGTAAATCACGAAGGCGTTGCTATAAATACTTCTCGCAATGTTTCATCTAATTATCGCGACCCCAATGCATCACTTTATATTAACAGGAATATACAATGCGACGGAATGATTAACGCACACGGCATTCAATTTAGTAATATTAGTATTAGCGGAGTGATTGGCAGCAATACCATAGTCGATTTAATAACAAATATTAATATTCTCTCGCAATCGCAGCCATTTAGAACGGGGATTGCTACATATTTTAATAATATTTATGATTTACAATACCAAGTTCAGAATATATATACGCCCAATTATCTAACGCTAGGCGGCTTAGTAGATACGAACTATAACCAGCATCCTTTAAATATTAATTCGACACCAAATAATGATTTTAATAATATTCATTTTGCGATGAGGAATGATACCTATAATGATACTACGAAGGAGTTATCAAAATTCAGCATAGGCATTATCGGGGGAAGTAATAAATCACCTGCAGTTATTTCAACTACCAGAGGGATGCCTTTGGAATTTCACGTTAATAAATCGTCTGCAGAAATGAACTCGCTATATAACAGAAATGCCATTCCTACATATTTAAATGATGCACAGCAACCCGCGATGACGATTGACGAGAATGGCAACGTTTGCATTGGAAGGAACAAAGCCGCCAATGTTATGTATTATAAGAATGTTCTCGAAAATGGCGTAAGCACAAATATACTGCTTACAAAGCAGACTGCTTTTGACGTTAAAGGTGCTTCTAAATTTGATGATATAATTATATATGACAACTACGCCAATACCTACAAGCACATCGATGATGTATATATTCGCGCGGATGGTGTGGGAATTATTAGACCATCCCAGATAACAGAAGGGATATTTTATGGCAGTAATTATATATTCAATAATATATCTTTGAACAATCGATTAACCACCAAGTATATTACCGCGACTGATATGTTAAATGCCACGAATATAAATGCTGACAATATTCTCATAAATAATAGCGCAACCTTCAATGGTAATATAAGTTTTCAGAATACGAATGAATTATCAATGAATTCCTTGAATGTTGCCAATGAATTACTTATTGGAGGGCTTCGCGTTAGTCCAATAAATATCAAGGATACTGCATTGGGATATACGACAATAAGTAGCACCGAAGATGGGTCTAACTATTTCTTCACATATGTTCATAGTAATATTGCTAATTTGGATGCTAATCAGAATATCAGTTTCCCCAATAAAATGAGTTTGGGACCCAACACTAGCGACGGGATTGCGGGGGTTTTAAATATATACAAAAACAGCAGTTCAAATAATAACTTTGAAATTGTTTTGCAAGAAAGGGTGAATACTAACAAATACGTAGCGAATATTGGGAGGCTGTCGCATTTGGACTTCTATGATAATAGTTTGATAATTAATACGAATAATATTGATGGCAAAAAGCACAATATATATTTTTATCCATCATACGATATATCTAAATTGCAAAATAATGCATATTTTCCAAATCTAATCAATACCCCACCTATGCTTTCGATTACCAATGAAGGCGTGGGGATAAATAACAAGATACCTCGCCATGACTTGCATCTAGATATAAATGGCAAAATGTCGGCGACTGAGTATTATGTATCGAAAGACGAAGCGATTGCTAAGATGTCTGGTTTTGTTTATAATAAATATAGGAATTATTTCAACATATACAATGAGAATACTTTCAAATATTGTATTAATTATGATAATATCAATTCATATTCTGCGAAAATGCAAGGGTTCAATGTAAAATACGGCATCAATTCCGACCAATATTATCAAAATGATAAACTTATTGAAACACTGCAGGTAACAAATAACCCGAATAGTTTTTTTACGAATAAGAATATAGCAATCGGGTGGGGTGGCGAAGATGTTCATTTGCCCCTCCAGATACGTAATACGGCTATTGCCGAGTATAACTATTCAGTGATAAGAATATACAGAGGAGTGCGTGGCGGAGGTATCAATAATAACGCCGATTTCAGCGGCATCGATATATGCGAATATGACAGGGATTTGAATGATGACCGCGATTTGGAGAGATGGTTCATATATAAAAATCACAAGTTCAATGACGTGGATTCGCGAGATATTCGAAGAATTGGTCCTCTACAGGTTGGATATACGGATAAAACGATTGAGCCAACTTCTTATGGGATGTCAATGTATTACAATAGTCTGAATTCAAATTATCATATTGATTTTAACAATCCGAATGTATCTTATGATTTCGCGGATGAAAAGTCGAATATAGCGGTATCTATCTATGGCGACCTCGACGTATACGGCAATATAAATATTATAGACAATAATAGTAATAACTTTAACTTTCGCCTTAAGAAATTGGAAGATGTTGCCGAATTCACTAAATATATAAGTGTTGTATCTGCATCCAATGTTATTTACAAGAACATAATAGAACACGACGATATCGAGCATTCAGGGCAGAATATTATTTTCAAGCCTATAAAGTCTATTATTGTGGATTCGATAATAAATGAATGCATCCCCTTTGTTATTAAGCAGAATAATGATGCGTTGTCCGCTGCAAAATTCATTACATATTCAAGTAATCTTTCGTGTTCGTCGGCGTTAGAGTTGGGTATTTACAGGTATAATAATTTTACTACGGGGTATGACGCAGACAGCAATAATATCAAAAATATGGTGGAGTTCCGTGTAGCCAACAAAAACACAAGCAATACTTGCCTTACCTTGAGTTATTATAAAAACGATAGTAATAATACGTTTTATCACCCGTTCGTAGAGTTCAACAATAATTATACAAAAACATATATGCGGCTTGGGCAAGGCAAAAACAAATACAATAGCAATATTAGTTTGCATATCGATGATGATAATATATGCGGTATTCAAATCACCAACCTCGAAAATCCAGTAAAAATAAACTTGGTGAATGTAGCAGGAGATAACAATAAATACAATGTATTGTCTTCAGGTGATAATAATAATAATTTCAAATTTACAATCGATGTCGCCGACATTGCATCGTCGAAACCCGAGCCTGATAATGGCGACCTTGTTAATATATTTACAATAGCCCCTTATACAACTAATAATGTTCTGCGGGATGGTGTGCGATACGGGTTTAACGACCCCGCGCCTAATCAAACAATGGCAGTGAATAGCGAGTATGACGAGCAGACGATGAAACTAACTGCGAGATATACGAAGGATTATATTTATTCTAAAGTCGCCATTAATACAAGCAATTTAGTATTGAGCGCCCCGAGAATAGCGAATAATTGGAACAATGATAGCAAGGTATATGATGCGGTATTCACGTATAATATTGCGAACTCAAATATACCTCTGAGCGATATTTATGGGAACGCACTCGAAGGCGACAATAATACGATTGTTTCTAAAATACTCAATACGAAGAAGGATGTATCGTATTTATCTATCCATTCCAATATTAATTTAACCTTTCGATTTGATGAAAGTAATTCAAATATTTTTAATAATAATTACAATAGCATCACTTATAACAATAATGTGGCAGTTAATCCGAAATACAAGGTAGCCTTTGATAACAATGTCGCGAATGGAGGCGACGGCTACTTATTAAATATATACCCAGAATTATCTGTGCCTTATAATAAGATAATTGGGTTGGACAATACGCAAATTATAAATAAAGAGACATCAAACATTTTTAATTTGACTTTGAATAATAATGTAGTCAGCAGTCATTATGAGTTGTCGTGTATATTTAAAAATACCTACAAGGTGCCATCATATTTCGCAAATATAACTACATCGAATACTCAGATTACGTCCAATTATGCGAGAATAGTAAATAGCAACATCATTACATTTACCAACGAGATATATACGTATTTACCGAATATAAATAGCGTTAGTTACAATCGCTTTAAATTGTTTGAGAATACCAATGTGATAAGGTTGGATGATATTGGAACGATGTCCAACGTATATCTGCGTTCAATAACTTCAAATATAGTGCGCTATAATTACACACAGGCGTATGAAGGTAAGTTCGCGTTGTTTCGAACAAACAATCTAAGTATCAATAGTTCAAACATTGTCCCGAATACATTATCCAATAGCAATTATATTATTAATTATAGTTCGAATATAGTATATGCCAATGATAACGCAAGTTATAATAACATATCGAACGTGGTTTTTATAAGGTCGTCAAACGAATTAGTAGATGGCGCTTATAACACTGAGTTATTCTATGCAAATTCAAATATTCAAATTAATGACGAATTTGCAATTTATGGGGCGAGTTTAAGCAATACTATTTTTATGAATGAATATTACCGAAGATATGTTAGCAATAGCAATATTAACGTGCAACTAACAAACTATAATAGGTTGGACTTGAAGCCTCAAATAATATTAGCCAATTCCGTCAGGGATGATTTCATAGATAGGAATAGTTTAATAAACGAGATATATAGTTATGACGGCAATCTGAAATTCAATTACAGGGATAATCAATTTGAACACCCGCAATTACTTATAGACAAAATGGGTAATGTTAAATTTTTTGGCTCAGTAAGCACAAGTAATGATTTATATATAAGTGGCAAAATATTTGATGTGCACGGGTCAAATATTATTGAAGACCTTGACAGGAAAATATCAAGTCTCGAAACGAAAAATAATGATTTGATATATGCGACGTGTAATATCCTAATAGCAAAAGCAGATTTGAATGATTTGAATGCTAGCAATTATGTGATGGCTACGAGCAATATCTTGGTGGCAAAAGTAGGTGTCAATGATTTGAATGCAAGCAATTATGTGCTGGCTACGAGCAATATCTTAG